AGGCGGCAATCATTTTATAGAGCTTGGAAAAGATGAGGCAGGCGACATATGGCTAACCGTGCATTCGGGGTCAAGAAACCTAGGACAAAGGGTTTGCAATTATCATGATAATATTGCTAATAAAGGCGATAAGGAAAAAGCAGATATAGCCATTAAGCAAGGTGTTGCCGATATTAAGGAGAATAACCCGTCAAGTAATTGGGAGCAAAAAATAAAAGAATTGCGGGACAATAAAGAAACTCCGAAGGGTTATCTTGAAGGGCAAGAATTAAAAGATTATTTGATAGATATGGTATTTGCACAGGTTTACGCTAAGTGGAATAGAATTACCATTTTAGAAGTCATCACTAAAAAATTGAAGTGGACGGGAAATATCAAAGATTTAATCTCTTCAACACACAACCACATTGACTTTAAAGATAGAATAATCCGTAAGGGTGCTATAAGTGCGTATGAAGATGAGCAAGTGGTTATACCTTGGAACATGAGAGACGGTATTGTTATCGGAGTAGGTAAATCTAATGCAGACTGGAACTACTCAGCACCACACGGAGCAGGTCGGGTATTATCAAGAACCAAAGCAAAGGCAACACTTGATATGAATGTATTTAAAGAACAAATGAAAGGTATATATTCAACATCAGTTTGCGAAAGTACACTTGACGAAGCTCCGGACGCATATAAAGATTATAAGTTGATTGAAAAAGCCATGAGTGATACAGTTGAGATAACGCACAGGATAAAGCCGTTAATAAATTTGAAGGATAAATGATGAGTATATTTAAAAGCAAAAAAAAAGAACTACAGGAAAAAGAGCAGCGAAGTAAAGACCTGCAACAAGAACGTCAAGAGTTTCTGGATAGTGCTGTTAAATTAGGCTATACTATACTAAAACCTGATTTTAAGGGGGGCTTTTCTTTTCCTGATGGCGAGTTTATAAAAGTAATCAGTGAAAACATTTCATACGCCAATCCTCCATATATAGAGTATTATATATGCAAAACCAGAAAGGTAGAAAAATTATATTACGGAAAGTTAATAAGTTCTGTTGTTCCTTTTATGTTGTATTTTATGGAGGATAAAAAGAGATGTTATATCAGAGAGGAGGAGGAGTTAGAAAGTGAGAACTACCGTGAAGTGCGTATAGGTAGTGATATTTCAAGGCGTGTAGATGCTTGGAAGGTGTTAGATATTAAGGGTAAATAATGACTGATAAAGAATATAGAAAACTGTTTAAAGCTCCTAACCTTGGTGGCATAATTAATAGCGGACTTATTGAGCAACATAATTTAGATGTGCGAACTACGGCGATTTTAATCGGCATGAAGGAGGGGAGCTTAAAGACGTTTCTCACTAAAAACATGCTGGCAACTAATGAAGATAAGGAAAGCATAAGGAAGTTACTACATCTTATCGGAGCGGAATGTTGCGAAGGACTGTTAGATGAGGTAGGCACATTATATTATCATGAAGCTATAAATGATGAACCAATTAAGAAGATAAGCGATCTGCCAATGCAATACCACGGTGAGGATATAGATGAGTAAAATCAAGTGGAAGGCGGAAGATAAGTTATATAGGTTAAGATATGGTAGATAAGAATGATAATTTGCTTAAGGGAAACCCTGAAACAATGTTTAAGAGCGGTCGGAATGCGGCCGAGAATGGTCGTAAGGGCGGGTTAAAAAGTGGTGAAGCCTACAAAAAAAAGAAAGAACTAAAAGAACGCATAGAACTTGCATTGGAATTGTTTACCGCAAAACATATAGACGAGGCAAACAATGAGCAGGAGGCTATGTTAATAGAGCTTTTAGGTATAGATGTCTACACTTATATGAAGGCATCTTTTGATGTATTGAGTGATGCGAAAACTACTATGCATGGAATACAGGGCATATGGGACAGAACGGAAGGTAAACCGCAACAGCCGAAGCAGGCAATAGAGCATAGCGGTAATATCGGTGGTGCAGTGGTAGTTCCGCAAGGTGTATCTAGTGCGGAGGAATGGGAGAAAGAACATGGGGGTAGTGATAAAAACTAAAGTCTCCCGCCTGTGTAGCATGTTGCCTCAGCCCTTATTTTCTGCGGGGTCGTAATTTTAGTAATTGGGAAAGGAATATAAAAATGCTCAAGTGGTTTAAAGAGCTATTCAAAGTAAAAACAGTAAGTATCTGCGTGGAAAAGCACGAAAGGCAGTATTTCAAGCCTAAATTTATATGGGAGGAATGTAAGCGTTGTCGTTCTAAATATGAGGACTTTACATGTGAAGAAAGAACGGCTTGGTATGATAATTTCGGAGAGCCTATCGTTAGTTGGACTGACGCAGAAAGCGGCACTGCCACATTAACGATAGAGCAAATACAAGATTTTGAAACTTGGAAATATAATCAAAAAACAAAAGAGATAGAAGGAGGCGGCGATAGAGATACCGAAGTATCCTAAAAATGTAATTTGGCAATACTTGCCGGGCTATCAAGAAAAGTTTTTATCCGCCAAGTGGTGTTTTGAGTTGCTTGGTGAGGGTACACGTGGTGGTGGTAAGACTGATACGTTAATAATGGATTTCTATAGTGATGTCGGTAAGGGTTACGGTGCTGATTGGCATGGCATATTATTTCGGCAACATCATGCTGATTTGAAGGACGTGGTGAGAAAGTCGAAAAAGATTTTTCTAAAAGCTTGCCCCGATGCAAAATTCAAAGACTCTTCTCCTAAGTGTTGGACTTTTCCGGGAGGGGAGAAATTATACTTTAGTCAATTTGAAAGGCTGAGCGATTACGATAAACATCACGGTAATGAAATTCCGTGGATTGGCTGGGAAGAATTAACAAACTGGAGTGATGACAAGGGATATAAGAAAATGATGTCAACTTGCCGCTCAAGCAATCCTGAGGTCGCTAAAATAAAAAGGGTTCGTGCAACAACTAATCCTCACGGCTTAGGGCATAATTGGGTGAAGCAACGCTTTAATCTATCCGCCTCACGAGGCAAACCTCAATTAAATTTAGTTGATATAGATACCGGAGCTAAAATTCCATCAAGAATGGCGTTATTTTCTGATTTAAGTGAAAATAAAATATTGCTAGATGCTGACCCGAATTATAGGGATACTATAGCTATGTCCGCAGTCAGCGAACAGCAACGTAAGGCTTGGCTTGAGGGCGATTGGGATATTGTGGCAGGCGGTATGTTTGACGACATATGGAAGCCTAAGCATCATGTAGTAAAGCCGTTTGATATACCGCATAGCTGGAGAATAGATAGAAGTTTTGACTGGGGCAGTTCCGCTCCGTTTTCCGTTGGTTGGTGGGCGGAAAGCGATGGTAGCGATGTTAGATTAAAAGATGGAACTTATCGCTCCACGGTTCGTGGTGATTTATTCCGTATTAATGAGTGGTATGGTTGGAATGGCAAACCAAACGAAGGGCTAACAATGCTAGCGGTAGATATTGCTAAGGAGATTGTGGAACGTGAAATAAAAATGGGTATTTACGACCGATGTAAGGCAGGGGCAGCGGATACGTCAATATTCAACGTGGAAAACGGTAATTGCATAGCCGATGATATGGCTAAACGTGTGAGGTTAGCGGACGGACTGGAGTATCGGGGGGTTACGTTTACAAAGGCGGATAAGTCGGCGGGCTCACGTAAGACCGGCTGGGAGGCTATGCGTAAGATGCTTAAATACGCCGTGCAAGGTAATTTGCCGAGAGAAAATGCAGGATTATTTGTTTTTGATAATTGCGTCCAGTTTTTGCGGACAATTCCCGTATTACCTAGATGTGAAAAAGATATGGACGATGTGGATACAAAGGCCGAAGACCATATAGCCGATGAGGTTCGTTATCGTGTTAGAGCTAGCGGAAAAATATTTAGCGTCGAAGAGGTGAGGGGTATGGTTTAACTTTACTTTTAAAGCTAAACTATTATAATACATAAATAATGTTTGAGGTATATTATGGTGTTAATTGTTGAAGACGGTACGGGTAAATCGGATGCGGAAAGCTATGCTAGCGTTGTGGAGACGGACGCTTACTTTACGAGCTTAAACAATGCAAGCTGGACAGGCGACGACGTAACAAAAGAGGCAGCGTTAAGAAGCGCTACAAGTTATCTTGACGCAACTTACACTTGGAACGGATATATATATAGCGATGATCAAGCATTAGGATTTCCTAGAACGTCAATTTATGACAAAGAAGGACGGGACTTATCGGAAAGCGTGCCTATCAACGTTAAAAAAGCCACGTATGAATTAGCCGTTGCGGCGTTAAGCGGGGATTTAGTAGAAAATATTAATAGTTCCGATTATGTCAAACGTGAAAAAGTCGGTAGTTTGGAAGTTGAGTATAGCGATGCAAGACCTACAGGAAGCGGCACGCAATATAGTCTTGCCGACCGTTTTTTAAGCGGTTTATATTCGCAAAAATTAGGCGGTAGTTTTTCCAACAGTTCGGTTGTGAGGGCGTAATTATGGGTTTTGACTACACAAAATTAGCGAAAACCGCCCAAACAATGCTTGATAAATTCGGCGAAGATTGGACGTTAAGAAGTATTGATAAAGGAGTTTACGACCCCGCCAACAATTCGCAAACATACGATACAATTAATAACTATACCGTAAAAGCTGTGCGGGAAAATTACGATGCAAAACAAATAGATAACACCGTTGTTATGTGCGGAGATATAAAACTGCTTGTTGAGGCTAAAACATTAAATGAAATACCATATACACCGACAACTCACGACCAAATGCTTAACGGCTCTAGTTTATATCAGATTGTAAATGTAAAGCCTACAAAGCCAGCGGATATTTTTGTGTTATATGAATTGCAGTTGAGGCACTAGATGGGAATAGATTTAAAAGCGATAGATAGGGCGATAACTAAAACCGAAAACTTTATTGTTGAAACTGCAAATAAAGAAATTCGCAAGGTTGCGGTAAAGGTCTCAAGTTCTTTAATTTTACCGGACGAGCAAGAAGTAATTGGTATGCGACAATAAGTTCTCCGACAAATAAAATTAACAACGAAACAAGAGATAAGTCCGGAGCTAATGCAATCGCACGCAATAACGCCGTTATTTCTAATGCTAAGATAAATAATGATATTTTTATAACGAACAATCTGCCGTATATAGGAAAATTAAATGATGGGCATTCTGCACAAGCTCCTGCGGGGTTTGTGGAAAAAGCATTGCAGGCGATTAAATAAAATGTTAAAGTGTAATTATGGGTTATGAACAGGCTAGGAAAGATATACAGGGGCATTTTGCAACATATTTTACAGGTGTTGCGGCGGATAAGATCGCTTGGGATAATGTGGAATTTAAAACGCCGAATGATGGTAGCTCTTGGATTAGGGTTTCTATACAAAACAATATTAGTAATTATAATTCGTTTGGAAACACAAGATTAACACGACGGCGAGGAATAGTTTTTATACAGATATTTACAAAAGAAGGTACAGGGACGGCGGAGTCTAGTCAAGTAATAGACAATGCTGTTAATGTTTTTGAAACTAAATTACTTGGTGGAGTTTCTTTTTTCTCTCCGGACGTTAAGGAAATAAATGTTAATAACGGGTGGTGTCAAGTAAATATTAGTGTAGAATTTTGGTTTGACGATATAACAACTTTTAATTAGGAGATAATATGTCCAGTTCAAATAGAATGAGAGTAGCTTACGAAATAGAGACTGCTTGGGGTGAGCTAAACGGAGCTCCCGATATGAATGAAGCCCGTTTAACAAGCGAGTCATTAAATTTTGACATAGAGAATACGACAAGTGAAGAATTGCGGTCAGATAGGAACACAACCGATTTAGTGCAAACCTCAAGGTCGGCAAGCGGCGGTATTGATTTAGAGCTTAGTTATGAAACTTATGACGACTTTCTTTTGTCAGCCCTCCATACTGCGGCTTGGTCAACCCCTGTAGCGGTTTCCGATAATGATATAGCCGCAACTGCAACAAGCTTTACCACTGCTGGAGGTGATTTTACTGCGGAAAATATTGATGTAGGGCAGTTTATAAAAGTTGATGGGTTTACGAATTCGGCGATTAATACGATTTACCGTGTAACATCAGTAGCTACGGGAGAGATAGAGGTTTCCCCTGTTCCTGCCGCAACGGAAGTTTTAGGTAACACAATTACAATGACGGGTTCGTATATCCGCAATGGAGTTGCGCAGGTATCTAACACCATAGAAAAAGGAGCTTTAGATGCTGACGGCGGAAATGGTGAATATTTTCTATATACAGGAATGATTGTAAATGAGTTTAGTTTGAATGTAGAGGCACAGTCAATAGTTACCGGTAGTTTTGCTTTTTTAGGAAAAAACGGGACACTATCAGGGACGGAAAGGGACGCACCAACGGCAGCCAATACCAATGATGTTATGAATGCGGTCGCTAATGTCGGAAGTATTAGAGAGGGCGATGTTGAGGTCTCTGCACCAAACTACATTCAAAGCCTAAGCCTAACATTAAATAACAACCTTACTCAAAATTACGCAGTAGGTTCTGATTTTGCAACGGAAATAATATCGGGTTCTGTGGATTTAACGGGTGATATGTCAACATATTTCGGAGACTCTACTTTAGTTGATAAGTATATTTCGGGAGCTGAAACAAGTGTAGATTTTCAAATATCGGACGCAGCGGGTAATATATATTTATTTGATATTCCTGCAATTAAGTTTTCAACAGGTGAGGTTGTTGCAGGCGGTAAAGACCAGAATGTTATGGCTGATATGTCTTGGCAGGC